ATATCGGGCACATCATAGTTGCGAAGCATCACAAATGGGTGACCGAATGCGAATGGAATCTTTGTTGGGTTAACCAAAAACTTATCAGCAGAATCTGCAAAAATGCACACTGTGCCACGCTTCAAATCATAGTATTCCCATACATCAACAAATGATTCATCAATTGAACGATGATTTTGTTTCTTGTAATCCTCGGCAGACCAACGACTGTAGTGCGTCGCCTGAATATCTTTACGTGCTGCGCTATTGTAGCGTGGGTCGTTTTGAACGTCTTTCAAAGGACGACGAACACGTTGAGCAATCCATGTCATGTCCTCTATGCATGTTGCTTCAGGGTCCACAAAAATATCAAAAGGACTGACACGCTCAACAAATGGGCGGTCCTCCACCACAACAGTTTCAGCTTCCAGATTAAATCCTTCTTCTGGTGCTGCAATTTCTGCATCCTCCTCAGTCAACAAATCGGTGTATTTGTTTTCTTCAATAAAACGATATCCAACTTTAAGCCAAGCATGACCGATAATCAAATAATCGTCAACTGCACGACGCATTTGTTTTTGACAATCAAAATGACGCCACCAATAGTTAATAACAGCCTCTGTAATAACAGCCCTGTCTGCATCTTGTGGTTTACGTGCACCAACAGTAATCTTTGGGTGGTTAACCGCAACACTTGGACCAATAACGTTAATTGTTGAAAAACAAGTGTTTACCAGCATTCGGTCTTCTTCTGTGTAGTCGTCTAGTTGTTTACCACGATACAAATCAATAAGACGACGCCAAAGGTCGTCGTAGTTTTCTTCGTCACGCCATTTTTTGGAAGCAGTTACTTTTTTGCGAAGTTCCGCCAACACGGAAGCATTCGTAGGTCTAGCCATTAGACTTCCTCAGTTTCTTTAATATATGATTCAGCAAGACGATAAGCCAAGTTTAAAACCGCAGCAAGCCCTGAGGCTGCTGCTACTTTCCAAGCGGACACATTAAGGACGGCTGCACTCAAAGGTGTGCTAAGAGCACCAAATACAAATGTTGCGACCGCCCGTTTTACTGCTTCTGAATAACTCATCCTGCTCTCCTGTGATTGTGATTGTCTTGCATGTGTTTGTCCAATTTTTCGTCCATCTTGTCAACTTTGATTACCAAGTGTTCAAGTAATCCACGGGATTCCGCATGTTGTTCGGTGTTTTCTTTACGCAACCGCTGAAGAATAACCACCACTGGACCTGTGATGGTTGCTACAACGATGGGAACCCACCAGCCCATGACCTAAATCCAACGACTTCCAACAGGAACGGCATCGTAGCCGTTAATCTTTGCATCCTCCACAGTCTTACGCTGGCGTTCGCCAATGGTATCACCATGAAAATTATCTTTACCATATGTAAACCCAAGACGGATTGTTTTTAAATGGCAGGCAAAACAAACAGAACCACGACGTGGCAATTCACCGTCGTATTCAAAAACCGTGGAACAATTTATACATGTAGAAAAGTTCATACTTAATACTTAAACCGTTACATCACGAACATTAAATGACCCAATTGCTACTTTTTTTTCACGTTTTTCACCCAATTGAGACGCAAACCAGTCCAAAGAATATTTGGGGACAGTTATTTCTGGTTGATATTCAGGTAACCACACATGTTTAAGCATTTGGTTGGCAATAGCCAAAGACATTACGCGGTCATCGTGGGGAGAACCATGCATTCTGCCATTCTCCTCACGAACAAATGTTCGTAATTCCGCAATGGTTTTTTCACACATTAAAATAATTTCATCATCTCGCATAGCCTTGGCTAGTTCGTCAATAGCTAGCGGTTTAGAAGATGCCGTTGTGCGCCAACCAAGAATCTCCGTAGCCTGTGGACTGCGATTAGCTAGTCTACGCTGGCGATAAATGTTTCTGTAACCCGTGCGTTGCAACGCTTTTAGGGTTGTTAATCCATGATTATTGTTTTCAACACCAATTAAAGCCATGTTGTACCATAACCCTAGATTGTATAGAACATCAGAACCAAACAAGTCTGGTTCCACGTGACCATGCCAGTGAGCAACAACCTCACCGGTTGTCGCGTCAATTACATGGGCTGTACTGTAGTCGCCATGCCCTAAACCTTCAGCAACGTCAGCTCCAATACAATATGCAGTCGTAGGAAGCGGTTCTTTCCACACGGACAAAGGACCACCATTTTTTTGAAATGAGTGGTCCCATATAAACCCCTTTTCCGGTTCTTCCACTGTGAAGTTTCTTAACATGTCTATATCAAACACAGGACGCCCTGAACGGACAAAGGCTTCTTCGGGATTGGAGGGATATTCCTGTGCAAGCTGCCAGTCAGGAAGCTGTGCTTTTTTAACCGCATACCAGTCTTCATCTCGGTCACCAGCAGACCAAGGAAAGAAAACACCTTTGAAGTCGTTTGTGCCCGTTTGAGACCCCACCCAAAGGCGGTGAAAAATGTTCCCCTCACCTTTGGCTGTTGATAGACATACAATTCGTCCGCCAACGTCGGCAATTGGTTCGATAGAAGCCCAAGCTTCTTCAGAGTTTGGTAGAAACGCCATCTCGTCAATAAAGACTCGATACACAGATTCACCACGAGCAGGGTCATTACCGCTAGGCAAAGATTCAAGTGCGGATTCGTTTGCAAACACCATCTTCAGTTGATTATCAGATACAAGCTCGGGTCCACGTTGTTTCATCCAGTCGGGCAGCATTTTGTATCCGTACTTTGACTTCTGCAGTAATTTGGCAGCCTCACGCTCTGTGCGGCTCAGCATGACCTCAAAGCGGTCTTGCCAGAAGAATACCTCCCAAAAAGCAAACGCTGCTGCAAGCGTACTAAAACCAATCTGACGAGCTTTAAGCACAATGCTATTACGATTAGCAATCCAAGCGTACACAGTGTCTTTCTGGGCTTCGCGCATTTCAAACAATATACGCCCCCGTTCAGGGTGGCGAATATACCAATAGTTGCAACAAAAATGTTCAAAAGCGTCTGCAAGGTCAGAATTGGATGCATCCTCAGGTCCACGACAAAGACGCCATTCACGCTCGTTAATAAGTTCATTTAAATTCATTTAATCATTGTCTCGCATTTTAAGCAAAGGATGTTCGCCAGTATCACAATATGGACAGTACGCCCAGTTAAACGGGTACTCCTCACCACACTTGACGCACTCCTCCAGTTCCATCACACAACTTTCAGAGCACGTGTCTGCTTTTCACGAGCAGCCACAGCAGAAATCAATTCGTCTAGCTCAGAATCAGATAATTCGCTAATACGCTTATCTGATTTAACTTCCACAGTAGGGGGAGCCATACGGTTTGTAGCCTGCAAGTAAAGCTGTGCAGATTTGGTGTCTCCCTGAACTGCCTTGTTGTACAGCGTATCGAGCACACTTTGTGTCCGCTCTGGTGAACCTTGTATTTCGTCGACCCGTGACCGCCACTCATCAAGGAATACCTGCTTCTTTTCCCAGCGTCGCAATGTCTTTACATCAACGTCCAATTCTTTAGCCATAGCAAGCTTTGTGCTCGGCTGACGTTCGCTGGGGGCTGTGCATAGCCAATCAAGGTATCGTTGTTGAGTGGCAGTCAGGACGGTTTCTTCGTTCATACCACATAGCAAGATTCGTAACGTATTGAGAATGGTTCTCACTAAATGTTACGGTGGGGGGGGATTATAGGGGGGGGACACAAGAACCCGCCTACCTGCCGGTGGCGGGTTGAACGTACACAGTCTGGAGCACCGCAAGGATGCGACAGACACAAGTTCCTCGGAAAGGACAGTTATGCCAAAAGTTGGAAAGAAGGAGTACGCTTACACTCCAAAGGGTATGGCGCAAGCAAAAGCTGAAGCCAAGAAAAAAGGTGCTAAAGTAGAGTACGGGAAGAAAAAAAAGGGTGGCAAGTAAACCCTATAGTAAACCCGCACTACGCCAACGTTTAAAAAACGAAATTATGGCTGGTGGCAAAGGTGGAAAGCCCGGTCAATGGTCAGCCCGTAAAGCCCAGCTTTTAGCGCAACGCTACGAAAAAGCTGGCGGTGGATACACTGGTTCCAAAACCAAAGCACAGTCCAACCTAAAAAAATGGACCAACGAAAAGTGGCGAACCAAATCAGGAAAACCATCAACGCAGGGACCTAAAGCTACGGGTGAACGCTATTTGCCATCCAAGGCAATTAAATCGCTTAGCGATGCTGAATACGGTGCAACAAGCAACAAGAAACGTGCAGGCACAAAAGCTGGAAAGCAGTTTGTGCCCAACACAAAGAAAGCACGTGAAGCAGGACGCCGAGCCAGAGGAGGCAAATAATGGCAGTCAAAAAAGACCCACGACTGGCACGTGCAGGAGTATCAGGCTACAACAAGCCAAAGCGCACACCAAACCATCCCAAAAAGTCACACATTGTTGTAGCCAAAGAAGGCTCCCAAGTCAAGACCATCC